GTCTTGGATTAGTGTGTCATATGTCAACACTGGTGCTGGCATGATTACCTCGAGTAGTAGGATACGTTAGGCGTCAACATCACCGGGGACTTGTCTCGCTCCTCGGCCTCAGCCTGCGACAGCCAATAGTTAGCTTGCCCGTCAAGGTACTGAATGCGGGCAAGATCGATCCCAGGGAGTTGTAACGACATCTGGTGCGACAAGAGCTTTTGCACCGCCGCGATCCAGCGGTTTGGTACATAAAGTTCATTTGACAGATCTCCAACGTCCTCGATCTGCTTCTCGATTATCAGCTGGAACACCTGGAAGTCGTTGTTCGGGATTGGCCACAGGTACATCTGCGGGTTGATCTGGCGGTCCATCCAGTACTGCAGCGAGCGGTCGCTCTCAAATTGCTTGTTAGGAAGATTCCAGTAGTCATCACGGTTCAGGCGCGCGAGCGGTATGTCCTGCTGTGTGTACGAGAACGATAACGCTCTCAAAGAGAACGTGGTCGCGCCTGTGTTGCGTAACCTGAAGTTGTAGTGGCCGGGGCTTGGATCGACCGGGAAGTAGTACCATTCAGAATCAGCCAGTGTGACCGTTGGCAGAGTGTAGCGAAGAGTCCAGGTGACACCGTCCTCGCTGGTCTCGTAGACCAGGTTAAGTGTCTGCGCTCCGTATGAGTTAAAGCCCACCTGGTATATCCGCTGCTGGTTTCCGTAGTTTGCGCCGAACCAGTTGTTAAGTAGTGTTGAGGTGCCGAAGGTCACCAGATTGTTGTCGAACAGGTTGGGCGCGGTGGAATTGCTCGCGGGTAGCGCCGCAGAGATCGCCGGTGTTATAATGTAGCGCCAGTTAGCCTCACGCACGTCGACCGTGCCCTGTGGCAGGTTTATGATTGTCTGGTTCTTGACCGTGCCGGACATGTAGTTCTCCAGCATCCACAGGTTAACTCCCCGGTTCGAGAGGTTCTGTAGTATGTAGAAAAGAGCTAGCTTGCCGGCGTCAATGTACTCAGGCGTTTGTTCCTCCGCGGGCTTTCCTGCCTCACGGAAGGCAAACTCAATCATCTGAGCTACGTTGACCTTGGTCTGGTTTGTGGTGCCTGAGTAGGCCATTACTTATCTCCCGCGTCCGCTTGTCCGCTTCGGTGCACTATTTTTCACTCGCTCGGGTAAATTTTTCTTTACCTTACCAGCGGCAACAAACTCCTTGCCAACTTTCTTTGGTATGCCAAGTGTGGACTTACCCTCAGCGGCGGCGTACATCGCGCCCATCTGGGCTTTTGATTTAATCGGCATATTAGTACGCCTTGCCACCAGAGCAGTAGTTACCAACTGCTTCCAGGCCCTTCATAAGGTTCTCGCGATCCAAGTCGCTCATGGCCCCCATACCGGCAGCTCCTGCGTTCCCCATTGCAGCGGAGGGAGCTCTCATGGAACCAACACCAGCTGCACCAGACATACCATCAGGGCCTCCCTGAAACATCTGCATGATACCCTGGCGCTCTGCGTTCGACACTGCGCCTTTACCTGGCATGGGTCGCTTCATAGGGCGGCGCTTTACTGGTGCTGTTGCGTCGTCCGGCTCTTCATTAAAAAAGGGGCGACGGCCTCCGGCCAGCATTGGCATCTCCTCTACTGACATCTCCATTGGCGCAGGGGTAATCTCCTCGACCATGGTCGTTGTCTCAACCACAGGCTTCATCTTCTTGGTCTTGGCGATTGCCTTCTTGTCGCTCTTGTCTTTCTTCATGCCAATTGCCTTGCTATCAAAGCGCTTGACCGTGCCAGCTTCCTTTTTGGAGCGGCCGCCTTTTTTGAGCTTCAGCTCAGTCTTTGGCTCGCCCTTGTGCTGCGCCGACTCGTGCTGCGAGATAGCTTTCTTTGCGATCTTCTTGTCTACGGCAAGGTCTTTCTTTTCCTCGGCCTTCTCCTCTTTTTTCATCGCCTTCTTGGTGACGAAGCCACCTTCCTTGAAGCAGGGCAGGTCGCACTTCATCTTTGGGTTTGCTTTGAATCCTTCCATGTTATTTCTCCTTACCTTTGTAATCCAGTTAAATAGACCGTGCGGCCGTCCTTTTTTACTGCTGTCAGTGCTTCATTCTTTAGCTTGCTCGGGTCGTATGAGACGTGAACCCATCCAGAGTCTGGAACGCCCTGCGTGTAGAACTCCAGGATAACCTGCGTAAACTTCAGATTGTCTGCGATCCACTTCGCGAGGTCGTAATTCGACACGCCGGGTATCTCGATGTCCGCGGCCCGGCCCTTGCAATGATCCGAGGTGGGGCTCCCGCCAACCTTCTGGTTAACCTCGGGCGCGCGGAACCCGGAGTTGCACTTCACGCCCTTCTTGAAGTGATCGCGCACCGGCTGCAGAACGTTCTGCGCGAGAGCCATGAGGGCTTGGATCTGCTCCTCGTTTGGCGTGTTGTCGATCCCGTGACGCAGCGCGGCCTCGCTCTTCGTCATCTCCGACAGTGTGAAGTTCGGGGAGAGGTTCATTTTGCTTGGTTGCTGCCTATTTTAATGCCGGTGATTAGACCAATAAACCCACCGACAATCGTCTGGAACGCTGGCACCAGCATCTCAAAGATCTTGTTGTTGTCAACTTTTGTATCAAACAAACCGATGCAAACAGATACGGTCATGGTCACAAGGATCATTGACAATGAAACCGTGGCAATAACCGTTACCCAGAAGCCTAGACGTTCAAGGTTAGAGTTCACCTCTTGGCCTTCATGTCCATGATCTTCTCAAGCGTCCGACCGCCGAAGTAGAAAGACATCACGAGCATGCCCCACTGACCCAGTAGAGACACAAAGTTGTCGGAGATGTCAAGCCCGGCCGCGTCCATGATCACCATCGCTAGGTACGCGGTCAGTATGTAGATCAGCGTCATGGGTCGTATGTTCTTCGATAGCCACGAGTCGGAGCCCATGTCCGACTGCAGTCTCTTCGTTAGCTCTTGCGCCTCGACATTGTCCGCCTCGAGCTCCGCGAGCTGGCCCTTCTGGGCCATCTCCATCAGCTTCGCCTGGGCCTCGGCCTTCGCCGTTGGATCGGGCAACACACGATCCAAAACCTTCTCGCCTATCTTCAGTATGGTGTCAATACCTACCATATTACTTGTCCGCCTTGTCCTCGAGTTTGTCAAATATACGGATGAGCATGCTCTTGATCTCGTCTATGTCGCGCTTGAAGTCGTCCTTGGTGACGTAGATCAGCGGCAGCTCGGAGATGCGGTCCTCGATGCGGATGATTGACTTTGATAGGCTGTTCAGGACCCAACCGCCAAAGAAGCCGGCCAAGCCGATCGCTATGTTAATTAGATCCTGTGAGTCCATCAGATTCCTTTTGTTTCAGTTGTTGTGACAGCTCAAAGAGCGCGGTCTCTTCCTTAATCTTGGCGATCATCTGGTACACCTCGGCGTATGGCTTGCCGGACAGGTAATACAGCACCTCGTTGATCGTGTCTACGGATAGCTCGTACTTGCTGATCATGGCGCGGATGTGATCTCAAAGGTTGTGGTGTTGTAGTACAGCGCCTTGAGCCCGGTGATTGCCACGCTACGGATTGGCGTGATGAACAAACGCGAGGCGCCATCACTAGCCACTGGTGATCCTGATGCGTTGATCACGATGCTGTTCGCGTGTTGGTTTGTTGATGCTGCTTGGTATCCAATTGCAATTGCCGCTTGGCCTTGGCCGGTGTCCCCCGCGCTAGCCCCAATCGCAACCGCGTATAGACTTTGGTTGAGTGATCCGGCGTATTCCCCAACCGCAACGCCTCTTAATCCTTGTCCGCTATTACCCGCGAATTTACCAATTGCAACGCAAGCAATGCCTTGGTTTGTGGTGCCCGCTTGGGTTCCAACCGCTACAGAGCTCCCGCCTTGTGCTGTTCTGCCTGCTGTGTAGCCAATGGCGACTGTTTGATTTTGTTGACCAGAAAACGCAGCTTCATACCCGATGCCCACGGCGAATTGTCCTTGGGTTGTGTTACCAGCGGTGTTTCCAATTGCCACGGAGCTTTGACTTTGTGTAGTTTTTCCGGCTTGGTTTCCAATCGCAACGGAGTTATTGGCCTGGGTGCTGTTCCCCGCTTCAAACCCAATCGCGACGGCGCTAGTTC